AATTCATCAAATAAATCTTCGTCTCTTACATTTTCTAAAATGGAATCAACTGCTTTTTTCATGTACTCTTTCGAAATACTTTTTAAATCATTAGTTAGTGGTATGGATTTATCCTCTACCATTCTTAACCAGTTAGAAGAGGCTTCGTCATAGAACGGAATGAACTGTTGATTCATGCTACTTCTATGTAAGACTTGGTCAAAAGGAATCTTGACAATAGGGTCTTCACTCATTGGTGCATACGGATAAAACGTTGCAAGAGTTGAATTGATTGGTTGTTGAACTGATAAATGACAAATCATAGGTAGAGTAACTTCGAGACCTTCATTTGAGTCTCTAACCATTCCTACAAACTCTGCACCAGTTTTAAGTTTGATAACTTCGTATTTTTGAGGTATTAAATCTTTTGGAGTTGCCATTACTTTAAATCAAATTGTTGTATTTCGTAAGAAAAATTCTCTTCGTTGTAAATATTTATACGTTCTTTTAGGTGACCAAGGGTGTAATTATCACATTGTAAGTCGTCTGCAATATCAAACAATCTCATTTCAGTTTTACCTTTTGTCTTTCTTAAACCTCTACCAATAGACTGAAGGTTGCGTATTCTTGATTTAGAAGGACTTGCAAAAACCACATTATCAATTTTCTTTATGTTTACACCAGTAGAGAAAGTTCCGTATGATGCAAGTATGACATTATTTTTCTTTTTTGCATTTTCAACTATCGTTCTGACTGCCTCTCTATCTTCTGTATCAGTTGCACCATGTACGTAATGTAATGTTCCTTTTTGTCTACTGACCATAGGATTAAACATTTCCCATAAAGGTTGTCCGTGTTTCTCTATGTATTGGAATAACACCAGTGTATTACCCTTTAGGGAACCCACCAAATTAGTTATAAATTGGTTTCTACTATCACAACTTACGAGGTAATCCATTTCTTCTTGATAGGTCATTTTCTTCTGTTTGGTATGACGAAGTATGACACAATCTATTTTTAAATTTGCAATTGTTCCCGAATCCATGAGTTCTTTTGAAGTTATGACCTTTTTGACTGGGCCGAATAATCCTTCAAGTTGTAGTCTATGAACTTCAGTTCCGTCCAGTGTACCAGTAGTACCAAAACGAATTGCAGTGTCTTTCATTTTTTCTAATATACCTTTTAGTGTTTGTGCTTTGAATAAATGTGCCTCGTCTCCGATAACCATATCAAAAGACTGTAAAACATTTTTAGGTGCTTTACTAAAACTCTGCCATGTTGTAATTGTTATAGGTGAATCGAATACTTCTTGACCATGATATATTTTACAGATTGGGTCTTTGTATCCATAGTCTTGGAAATCCTTTGTCATTTGTTCTACCAGTGAAGTAGTAGGAACTATGATAACAGTTTTCTTGTTGTAGTATCTTGTAAGTAAATATATGATAAGGGATTTACCACTTGCAGTAGGTGAAAGTAAAAGTTGTCTTCCGTATTGAATTGCAGTATTAAATGCATCTATTTGATAATCTCTAGGTTCAAAAGGAAGGTTTAAATCTGCTAACCATGACTGACTAACTTTCTCTCTTTCCTTTTCTCCTATAACGTCTTGTATACCAGTAAAGTCATATCCACGTTCTCTACAGAAATCGTCCACGTATGGAAGTAAACCAATATAAATCTTATGTGTCTTTAAAGAAAACAGTCGAACTTTTCCGTCCCAAAATTTATTCTTATATGAAGGCATGAACTTTGCATTTGGAACTGTATATGAAAAGAAATCATATAGGTCTCTTGCAAGTCCGTCATCACAATGAACCTTCATAAAGACTTCGTCTATTTTTTCTACTCTAACCATGTGAAGCAAATTTCCAATTACAAGATATAGAATACCTCTCACTATTTCCTAAAACTGGAGAAGTGTAGTGTATTAGTGTTGAAGGAAATACAAACATATCTCCCTCTTCGGGTTCCACCACAACTCGTGCAGTTCCGAACCCATTTAACCCAACCTCACCATATGTAAGGTGGAGTTGACCCTGTTGTTCTGTATTACTATTGTTCTTATATGATTCTGCATTCTCGTCTATATGTATAGAAGGAAATATAACACATACTATATCACATATTGGATAATGACAATGTGGTGGATTATACTCTAGTGCAATTTGTTTATTATACCATGCAGAATCCATTACGATATCAGAATCCTTATCAAAGTATCCACTATCGACTTCTTTGATATATGATTGTATATTTGATTTTAGAGTATTGAATACTTCAGTTCGTCTTAAAGAATCACCGATAAACTTTTCTTCTTTGATATAACCAACAAGAGTTTCAGTTGCGTCCATTTGCATAGGATTACAGATTTCTAATAGAGATTTAGATTCTGATTCAGACAATTTATACTTCGCAACTCTAGGCCCGAATGCACGTAATAGTTCCATTTTATTTGAAAGGATTACCTACTAACCACCCTACTAGTGATGTTCGAGTTCCTCGTGTGACTGGTGTGACTTGGTGGTGAACGTCTGAAGGGAATATGATAATACTACCTCTTGTCTTTGCACTGAATGGTGCAGTCTTTTTCATATTATCTAAAAGAATATTGTTCTGACCTAATTGTAACTTATCAAAAGTTCCAGTAGGTTCTAACCATTCAAAATGACCACCTTCATATTCATCGGGGTCTGATAATTGAATAGTGCAACTTAACTTACGAACCTTTCCGTCTGTTCCATGTTCTTGTCCAACTGGGCCTGAATCTGTATGCCATGTATAGAAATCACCTTTCTTTTTGTTAGGTTGTTCTGCATATTTGGTGAATTGAAAGTTTTCAAAGTAATCTAAATCCCAGTTCCAAAGATTATCTCCTCTTGCATACTCAACTGCACTTGCAAGTTTTTCATGGAATGGTTGTGGTAATTCTTCATGTTGTAACCATTTTACTTCTGACCTTCTAATTTCGTCTCTTTCACTTCCGTCTATTGTTTCTATTCCATCAGGGTCAAAACCTGCGAATCCGACTCTTCCACCTTCCCACTCTTTTCTATTTGCACATGCAATTATAGTATCAACTTCTGTTGGGGTGAAATATCCTTCTGCAATCCAAACATAGTTTTGATATATCATTATGAACCTGCCATGAACTTTCTCCAATCGATTGTATTCTTAATCGTTTGGTGTCTCCAAGTGATATTTTGCATACACTCTTTAAGATATTCTATTGTTACTTTTAAGTATTCGATTTTTGCATTCAGTTCTTGAATGTCTTTGTCTGAGTTATAGAACAGTTGTAAGTCGTTTTTCATAATTTTTAATCCGTCCAATGGGTCGTCTGACCAACCTAACTCTTGAATTTGTTCTTGAGACATTTTTCCGTTATACCATAACCACTTGTTCTTTAGAAGTGTATCATATTTGTATTGATACTGTTTCATAACAAGTATCTTACTGGATAACAAGTCTTGGTATTTTGCGTGGAGTTTAGGGATTTCTAAAGAAGACTTATCTAGTTCGATATCGTCAATTTCACAATCCTTTTCCCACTCTAGTTTAATTTCATCTAAAGTCATAATATACTATTATACCATATTTATGGTATTTTAGGAAGTGGATTCTATGTCGTAATATGTAAATCTGAATTCAACTGTTGCAACAACAGCGTCGGTTTCTGAACCACTTTGCAATTCTATACCACTGAGAGATATAGGGAATGCATCATGGAATCTGAAAAATTTATTTGGTATGTTTTTATTAGTGTTGACCACTATTGTAATGTCTGAATATTGTGCAAGGTCGTTAGTAACGTCACTGTAATTACCAGTTGCAGTCTTTTCCGTACCAGTAAAGTTTGCAAAGGCAGTTGGGTCTGAAACTGGAACGATTGCATTCATCCAATCATACATTTCTTTGAAGTTTGCAAGGTCTTCGTCTACTAAGAATGATACACTTAAGGATTCAAATGACACTTTATCGCCTGGGAAAAATGCATCTAATCCTACACCCGCTGCACTTACTGTCTCTGTAAATGATAAGCCTGGGATATTAACTGATTGAACATAGTATTCCACTGCTGGAACTTTGTCAATTAGTAATCTAAAATTATTCTTATTAAGAATTGATTTGTTAATTTCAGTCAAGTTTTATAATCCTTTTTGACGTTGTGGTATCTTGATAATCATCACCACGATATTCTCTTTGAACTACCTCTTCACAAAGGTATCCTTCTTTAATGTATCGTGTAGATATGGTTCTACTGATAACGTCTGTTGTTTCTATACCATTTGGGAATGCACTTTTCTCCCAAGGGCCTTCTAACACTTTCACTGTTTTTGCATATTCTGACATAATTTATTCCTTCTAAAGGGGGTGAATAATTCCACCCCACAATACTATTTATAGTTATTTCTCATTAACAAACTCATTCAATTCAGATGCAACAGCAATAATATCCTGAGCATTGATTGAAGTAGTTATTAAAGGTTTCTTATCATCAGGGTGATTATCGTTGTGGGTATAAACCGCATCGTTTTTCCTAGATAAGTTTTCTATTAGTATAGACTGAGCCATACTTAGTAAGTCGGCTCGTATTTCATAACCTGATTTTCCATTTGACATAATTTCCTCCTTGTGTGTGTGTTTATGTCTGTATCATTATTGATACCTTATATTTAGTGCCAAAAAAAAGGGTCTCGAAAGACCCTTTTTAAAAGTTCTAAACTTTTTTTACAGAATGTTTGATACTGCAAATTTTCTGTAGTATTGGTTAGTTCCTGCTGAAGCAAGTCCGTCTGAAGGTGTTGAACCAACAAAAGGATTAGATACCATTCCGTATCTTGTTTTGAAACCAATTTTTGGTTGGAAAGTATTCTCACCAACTGCACGAACCATTTGTAATGGAACGTAAGGGCAATAGAATAATCCAGCGTCATAAGGATTTGAACCTCTGTAACCAACTGTTAAGTAGTCTGAAGACGCATATGGGTCTATGTAGACTTTAACTCTTCCGTTTAATACACCAGCAAAAGTATTACCAGTATCGTCAACGTTAAGATTAGTTGATAAAGCAGGAGCGTAATCTAATACACCTGCCATTGAAAGAGCAGAAGCTACGTCTGAAGAACAAAGGATAAAGTTACCTTTTCCTCTTCTTGTTTCTTTAGCAATAACATTTGATTCTCTTTCGATTTGGAACAATAGTCCTTTGAACTTTTCTACAGACCATCTACCATTTGCATCAACGTCCAAGTTGAAAGTACCTGCTGAAGCTGTAGCAGCTGCACCAGTTTTCGCTTGGTTGTTAACACTTCTTACAACTTCCCTGTTTATTTCAGCAAGGATTTCTGATGATAGAATGTTTGCAAGTTCTGATTCTGCATCAAGGCCGTGGATTGCTTTAAGGTCTTGTGCAAGTTCTAATGAATATTCCGCTTTAAGTGCTCTTGACTTTGCTGTCACTGTAGCTTTCTCAATTGAGAATGCCATTTCAGCAAAATGGTTTCCAGCAGCGTCACCTAATGCTTCTGCACTAGCTGTTGACATACCGCCTGAAGTTTGTGACGCATAAGAACCATTGAATGGGTCTCCTGAGTGGTCACTTCCAACTGTTGTTGATGTTGTTTGAGCAGATGCTGAGTAATCAGTTCTAGCTTCGTTATGTAAAGCTTCTGATGTATTCAGTCTATCAGCGTCAACGTCATCGTTATATCTTGCTTTCATAGCAAAGATAAGACCAGTTGGGCCTGTCATTGGTTGAACACCGCAAATGTCGTATGCAACGAGATTTGGCATGGCACGTCTTACTAATGAAATCAAGATTGGATCCCAGTTAGAAATACCTGTACCTGTGGAATTTAAAGGTGCTGCTTCTGCAAGAGTAGCTCTGTCTTCGTTAAGAGCGTTCTCTTGGTTTTCAAGGATAACAGCTGTGACTGCACGTTTGTAGCTATCTTCGATTTTTGGTAAATCGGAGTGTTCTAGAATCGGCTCCCACTTCTCCTGTAAGTTTTCTGATAAAAACATTTTAATATTCCTTTAAATTAACCTAATGGTTTAAGTTTTGATAATGCCTCTGAATATCTAGCAATTGAAGGGTCTAGGACTTTATCTTCGTTAGAAGCAAATTCTCCTGTTCCTTCTTCAACAACTGTATCTTCAGAGATGGTTTCACCTTCAATTGGGAAATAAGCTTCTTTGATTTCTGTTACTTTCTCTTGAAAGTCTTCGATATCTTTGAAGTCTACACCATTTGAAAGAGATTCCATTTTCTCTTTTTGTGATTCAGACAAGTCTTCACAGGCTTCTCTTATCACGTTACTTCTCTTGAGAGAGTCGTTCTCCTCAACAATTTCCATGTTTTTAGACACTTCGTTATCAAGTTTCTCTTCCATCTCATCGAGACGATTTGCGAGTTCGTCAATGACGTTGTACTTATCTTCAGGAACATCAACGTAGTGTTCTACGAATAATGTTTTTAACCCTTCGATAAAGTTTTCAGTCATTTCAGACCTCAAACCTCTTTCGATTGCAAGTTCATTTTCTTTCGTCCATTCATCTGCACAATAAGTAAGATATTTGTCAACTGCTTCCGCAAGGTCACCTTTGACTTTATCTACTGAGGTTTTTAATTCTTCTGAGTATTGAGACTCTAGTTCTTCTTTAATTTCTGCAACTTTAGATGTTACAGCAGCTTTGAAGATTGTTTTTGCTTTTTCTTGATTCTCTTCTGAAAGTTCAAGAGCTTCTGAGATTGCAGATAGGTCGTCTTCTACTTCTATCTCGACTAATGAAGATTCAAGTTCAGCAGAAGTTTCTTCGTCAACAGATTCCTCTTTGACTTCTTCTTCCTTTTCTTCTTCTTCTTCGTCTTCATACTTTTCACGAATCTTAGCAACTTCTTCGTTGTCAAGTTTCTTTAGTGTTTCAACGATTTTTCTAGCGACTTCTGCTTTTGTCAAGGTCTCGTCAACTTCGTCTTCTGATATAGCACCAAAAGTTTTTTGAAGTTCTTCTTTAGTCATTTCCTTCATAGTGTTGACGATAGCTTTAATGTTTTCCATTTTAGATGTTTCAACAACATCTTTTTTAGAATCTTCTTCACCTTCTTTGATTTTTTCCATCTTTTCAGGTTTGTCTGCACCTTTCTTCTGAGCGTCACCTTCGTTTGAAGGAGCTTTCTCAGCAGCTTTTACTGATGCAACAGCTTTGTCAACAGGATTTTCTTCAGGTTTGACGACATCTCCCTTTCCGCTTTCGATTTTCTCAGCGTCGGAAGACCCTTGTTTTACTGGCTTCTTGTCACCATCTTCAGCTTTAGCGTTAGGTTGTTGACCTTCCTCTATAGCTTCAACAGTCTCTTCGACTGTATCTAGGTTATTTTCTAACTCTGCCATGTTTTTCTCCTGTTTGAGTTTACTTTTTTATTTATATGTTAAAGACTCTCAACGAACCTTTTCCACTGTTTAATTGTAACTTCTTCCAAATTATTCGACTTAGCAGACCTAATTTCAGTCTGCATTTCGTCAAATTGTCTTGCAGTAAGTAATCCGTTCTCATATACCCACTCTGTACCTTCCATAATTCCGTTAACGAAAGCTTCAGGTGCAGAAGGGTCTGCAACGATATCACCTGCTGTTGCAAGTTGAAAGTCATCTTTTACGTATTGAGCACCACCTTTTTGTTCTAGGGAACCTAGTCCACGAGATGAAACTCCTAATTTAGCACCATCATCAATCAAATTTCTTACGATTTGACCATTGGGGGTACTTAAAATCTTTGCACGTCCCACGTAATTGTTACCATCTTCTTCTAATTTGGTAATCATGTGAGACACTTTGTCTAAATTGATAGTTGGCCCTTCGGGGTGTCCTAACTCACCGAATGCTCTATCCTTTTCAACGAATTCTTTGACGTAACGTCCTACTTCTTTCTGCATAACCTCTTTAGGATATACTCTTCCGTTACGATTCTTAATTTCGGATTGCATAAAAATACCTTCGATAAAGTATTCTTTTTGTCCTTTTTCGTTCTCCTCTACTATGATTGGAGAAACACTGTAATCATTAAACTCTGATATTAACTTCATTGAAAATTTCCTCTATATCTATATTTTCTTCCTCAGACATTTGTTTTATGACACTCTTCATGGATTTCATTTCTTTCTCTGCAGTTTTCATATCCTTGTACGTTGCACCTCCGAAGTCTTGTCCATTTACGTATACATGAACCTTACCTCTATATTCAGTGTAAGTGATTACTATCTCCTTACCACCTACTTTAACAACGTCTCTCTTGAGTTCTTTATGTCCACGAGGAAGTTTAAACTTTGCCTCTTTTAACTCAACAGAAATTTCTGCAAATGATTTCATTACTCTTCAGCTTCACCAGTAGGTTCAGGTTGTTTATCCATCCAGTCTACTTGCATTTCAACACGTTTCATGTCGATTGCTTCTGCAGACTTCTGTTTGATTCCGTCAAAAACTTGTGCTTTTGCAGTATCCAACTTACCTTGTTCTATTGAATCTACTATTTCTTTTGCTATTTCACTACTCATTTATTAAAATCCTCCGAAGTCATCTTCGCCTTTTTCATCTGATTCACCCTCTCCTTCTTTGGAGATTTGTTTATCTATCTTTTTAATGTCTTCTTCCGTCTGCATTAGAATGTATTTTCTAACATATTCTTTAGAATAATACTGTCCAACATAGTCGGATACTTGAGAAAGAGTATCTATTCTCTCTCTCATTATTTCTGCATCCTTCAACTCTGTAAAATGATTGTCGGTTGCAAAATCGTACTGTAAGAAGTCTTTGATTAAATCAAACTCTTCTCCAGTTGTGATTTCCTTAAGAACTAATTGTGTCTTAAGAATATCAGTAAAAACTCTTGCAAACTTCTTCTGAAGTCTGTTTGTGAACTTATTAAATTTAAGTTCGTCTCTAGAAATTTCAGACGCACGACCCATATTGAATCCATTGTCTGCTTCCATTCTAGAGGCAGGAACGTTTAGTGATTGATATAGTTTCTTCTTAAAGTATTCTATATCTGCAATATCATCTAAATTCTGTCCGCCTGGAAGTGTAGTAATCTCTGTTCCTCTACCACCTTCTCTTCTTGGTAACCAAAAATCTTCCAACATACTCATATGTTTTCTATCGTCTTTGATTTCCCCTGTATCTGCATTGTAGACTAACTTGTTCTTGTAACGATTCATAACGTCTGCAAGATACTGTTCTGCCTTTGCTTTAGGAAGGTTACCTACGTCTATGTAGAAAATCCTTCTTTCAGGAGCTCTTGATATCCTATAGATAACAAGTGCATCTTCTAACATTGATAACTGATTTGCAGTCTTCAATGCTTTATGCAAATACCCGATTACAACATTCTTAGTGTAATCTAATAGACCCGAAGTAGTGTATGTCACTGCCTCAGGTGCAATTTTTACTGTAACCCCTTCGGTTGCAGTCGATTTATCGAATCCTTTGTCGTTAAACATATAGAATTCTTCAATCTTTTTAATTCTATCTATCTTAGTCCTAGGGTCTTTTTCCTTTTCAATGTTTCTGACCTTCTTAATCTTAATTGGGTCAACATTTCTTAGGTCAACGATACCTAACTTAGGTCGTTTACTATCAACAACCTTATGGAAGTATATTCTTCCATCTACGTACCATTTTCTGAATAATTCATGAGAGTTCTGATTGAACTTCATTAGAGATAAGATGTGATTAAACTCTTCTTGTATCTTTGTTTTGATACTGTCAGAGAGTTTTACATCTCTGAGGTCAAGGGTCACTATCTTATCTGATGTGTCAGAAGTGATACACTCATTGACTATATCTTCGATTGCCGAATCACACTCGGGAACCAAAGAGGTTTCTCGGTATCTACGAATGAGTTCTGCCTCACTCTTGACACCACCTTCCATATCGACATACGACCCGTAGGCTGCACCCGATACGAAACCACTCTGTTGCTCAATGACGGGAGTTCCATCATCGTCAACGGGTGGGACAAAGGACTTTTGATTTTTGTCCTCTATCGTTCTTAAATCGTCTTTCTTACGATTTATTTCAAACCCTAAAATTTCCATACTAATATTTATACCACATTATAGTGGTCACTTTTCACTGTAAAAGTTATTGAACTCTTTCCCAGTGAGAGAAAGTAAAGTCAACTGTAAATTCCTCAAGTGCATCTACTGTATCATATGATAAAGCAATTTCACCTATGTTTTTTGGGAACATGTTGAAAAACTCGTATCTCGCAAGGACTGAGTCATCTTTGTTAAGCTGTTCTACGAATGCTCTAGAAATAAGATAGTCTGTAGTTGTTGAACCTTCTCCACTATCTAATGCTTGAATCTCTTCTTGCCATGCTTCTAGACCACTTCTTACTGAGAACTCAACATCATTGATAACTGTAATCTGCCAGTCAGCAAATGTTCTCTCTCCAGCAAGTTTAAGATTGTGTCCTCTGAAAGGAACCACAACTTCTCCCAACGTAGCCGCAGGGATATTAGCAGCTTTACATAAGAATTCAATCTTATTACCAGCTCTTGGTATGAAAACTTTAAATCGGTTAGCTCTTGGGCCTCCTCCGATAAGTTGTGCTTTAAATTGGTCTATAGTTGCCATTTATTTCTCCTTAAACTGCACTGTAAATTTCTTCAAAATCGACACCACTTCTAGCAGCAACGAAATTCAAAGTTATAAAGTTAATACTTCTAGCAGGTTTCACAAAGATAGAACATACAAATTCGTTTCTATCTATAACTGTATCAGTGTTGTTAGTTTCATCACATAATACTGAGAAGTCTACTAGACCTCGTCTGTTCTTAACGTCTCTTAGGAAAGGTTCTACAGCAGCTCTAAACTGAGCTCTTGTGAATGCATCGTTGAATTCAAAGAGTTGTGATTTAGCTGCAACTGCAATTGCTTTCTCTAATACTATGAATAACCTTCTTACGTTGATTCTATCGAATGCAGAAGGTGAAGTTAGTGCTGTTTTATCTCCGAATAATACTGTTCCTTGGCCTGGGAAGGTAACAATTGGGTTAATTCTTGCACGATATAAGTCATCTCTTGATGATTGTGAAGGATTAAAAGCAAGTTTAGTAATACCTAAGTATTGACCTCTTGAGAAACCAGCAGGTGAGAACCATGGGTCTCTTAATAAGTCTGACCTTGCCATAATACCCGCTGTATGTCCATTAGAGGGCACGTAGCAGTATTTGTCGTTATATCTGTCATATGAGTATACCCAACCACTGTCTAACACTGCATATGAGGAAGAAGTGACTGATGAATAATCAGCAATAACGTTTGTTGATTGTGTTGATTCACTTGATACACCAACAACACTTGCACGTCTTGGTGAACATATAACCATGCAGTCTTTTCTGTCTTCTGCAATTTGTATAATTTGGTTACATATTGTGTTGTGGTCTGCAAGTAAATCTTGTTCGTTACCTGAACCATCGTCTGTTCTTGTTGAACCTACGATTAAGAATGACACGTCTACTGTTTCTGCATCACCGAAATGTGTTTGGTATGCACCATATTTCTCACCAGCAGTAGGAGCTCTTCCGTTAACTCCACCCTGTAATGAGTGAGAGATAACACCTGAAGGTCTTCCAAATGCTGTTGTAGCAGATTGTAAGTGTGTTCTTGTTTCGTTTGCACTTGCAAGTAGGTCTGTTGAATGACCTGACCAGTAAATATAGTCTGATTTTTGTGCAATTACGTTTTTGTAATAGTTTGACTCACCTTGAGAACCTTTTGAGTCTGACGCAAGTGATAAGAAACCATATGTTTCTAGGATTGTGTCTTTAACTCCAGTTAACTCTCCGTCTTCGTCTGAAACTACTACGTGAATTTCGTCATCTGAACCACCAGCGGCAGTTGCAGTACCCGACTTGCCAGGTGCTTTATCGAAAGAACTATAGAACTCCCAATATCTATCTACGTTAGCACCTGAGGCAACTAATGCAGTTAGACCTGTTCCAGCAGGTTGTCCGATTGCTTCAACTACTATTGAAGTTGAATCGGGGATTGAAGTCACTCTATACTCTGTATTGTGACCTGCGAATCTAACGATATCTCTAACAAACATTCCTGAAGAAGCAGTAACAGATATTGTTGTCTGTCCTACTGATTCTTGTGCAGAAGTTGTTGTTACTGCGTCGTTAAAATACGCATCTGATGAACCACAAACGGAAACTTTTAATGAATTACCTAAAGAACCTGCGTATTTTGCAATGTAATTACCTACAGTTCCACTCTGAGAACCATCTTGGTAAGTGTTGACGTAATCGTCATCGTTCTTTAATAATGCAGTTGCGTTTGAAGCGTTTGCGTTGTTTAGTTGAGATGTGTTGATTCTAACCACTCTAAGTGATGAACCATACTTTAAAAATGCTTCCGCTGAATAGAAGTCCTCTGCTCCAGCGTCGGAATTAGCAGGTTGATAGAAATTATCAACTAAACCCTTTGAATCTGAAACTGTTACTACTTCACCAACAGGGCCCCATTGGAAATGTCCAGCAAATGCACCTGTAGTTGATGATACCGCTGGAACAACATTTGTAAGGTCTATCTCTGAGACCTGTACGCCTGGTGATACTTGAAATGCCATACTTTTACTCCTGTTAATGTAAAAAGTTGTTTACTGTTTTATTTATAACTTTAAATAACCCAACAAACCTACTTTGTTTTAATTATTCATAGATGATGTGAACCATCTGTCTCCTTCAGTGTCTACAAAGGTATCTTGACCACTTTGTCCGTCAAAAACACCAGCTGGTAGTAAATCATCTTCTATTAACTTCTGTTGTTCTGCATATAATAAGTCTTTAACTTGTGTATCTGTTAAATGTTCAAAGTATGCAGTTGTTACAAACCAACTGAATAACACTAAATTCATGACCATATCGTCATTATATCCTCTATCCGCTTCCCAACTATTTCCCTTATGGACAAAAGTCATAAGTTCTGTTATAGTGTGCCTATCGTTGAGGATAAGTCTATTTTCTTCTAATAATTCTTTAAGAGTAGAACAACCGATTCTCTTAATCTTTCTCGACATAGTTACACCAATGTCTTCTGCTTTTAATTGACCTTGGACAAAAACATTCGGATATTCTATCTCGTAATGTAATTGTGTTGCAACCATTCCACCCTCTGCATTATTTTCTATAATAACGACTGGTTCATTATAATGTTTTACGTATTTATTTATAATATCGGGAAAGAGAAGAGGTGATATCATATTATCCCTATACGTGCAAACTTGTTTAAATGGACTCGTAGTCACGTCTATAATCGTGAATGTAGAGTAATCCATACCTCTTCCTTTTGATACATCTACAGTGCAAACGTATCTATGACCTTCAATTGGTCTTTCATATAGAAACAGATTGTCTTTATTCCAATCGGGGTCTAATGCTCTCATACCAAGTAGTGTATTACTATTGATAAGTGTATTACCAGTTCCTAAGAATGAGTTTCCATACTCTTGTTCGAATTGTGCTTCTGAAGTGTTTGCAATT